CTCTGGATATGGTAGGATAAATACCAGAAAGACTTTATTATGAACAATTTAATCAAGGTTCTGGCAGCTAGTTTGGTTGCTCTTCCTGTTGTCGCTGAACCTGTCATCGATAGATGGAAGACTCCACACTCTCAAGGATGTATGATGTTGCTGGAGTGTAAGACAGGTGTGATTGAAATCACATCCGCACAACAACTGGCAGAACAATTTCCTCACTCACCATATGAACAGAATGATGAGATTATGGAGGAGACTGAGAACCTGATTGTTGAACTCAACAAAATGGGGGTCAAAGTATATTTGGGTGAGGACAAATACTTTATGAGAGGCGTTGCTGGTGTGTATCATACAGTTGGAAATAACTTCTTTCTTAATACAACTTGGGCTGACGACCCTCAGACAATGATTAGAACTTTCCGTCACGAAGCCTGGCACGCAGCACAGGATGCAATGGCTGGTACCATTAATAATAGTCTAATTGCAATCATTCGTCCGGAGGAAAGTGTTCCTCGTGGTTATGTGATTGCCACTGAGGCAGCATACGCTAGTAACCCAGCAGCCATCCCTTGGGAGAAGGAAGCGAAGTGGGCTGGGGGAACACCTGGTATGACGTTGGAAGTTCTTCGTATTATCAATAGGACAGAAGGAAAACCTTGGTTGGAAATTGAACCTACTCCTCTTACTCGCCAGTACCTAGAAGACAACGGATACCTCTAAATAACTGAAAAAGGAAAGATATGCCCTATACCAGTCCGTTCTTTAGTAATACAACAGGATATTCAGGGGAACAATCTCTGTTAGACGACCTTGTGCGGGAGCAGATTAAGATTTATGGACTGGACATTCATTATATGCCCAGGAAACATCTGAACCTTGACAAGTTGTTACACGAAGGTTCAGAAGTTGCCTTTGAGTATGCTTTGCCAGTGCCTATGTACTTAAAGTCCTTCTCTGGTTATCAGAATGGACTGGAGATGCTAACCAAGTTTGGTGTCAGGAACTCTGATGAGGTGACACTGGTGATGTCAAGGTCTGAGTTTGTGGCACACTACTCACCATTCCTTGAGAGTTACTACTCTGAGATTGAGGATGATGGTGATGGTAACTTGGATAAGAACATTGGCCACACTTCTGCTAGACCAAAGGAAGGAGACCTCATCTACTTCCCCTTTGATGACGGCATCTTCGAGATCAAGTATGTGATGTTTGATCAACCTTTCTTCCAGTTAGGAAAGGGATACGTATTTGAACNNGGTTATGTGTTTGAAATCCAGTGTGAGAAGTTTGAGTACTCTGGTGAGGAATTCAACACTGGTATTGAGGAGATTGATGATACTCAAATCCGTCCAGATTACTACAGACTACAAGTTACATTACAGGATGGGGGTACTTCATCCTTTGAACAATTTGAAAAGGTTCGTATCTACAATCTTGTTGCGACTGGTGCGGGTAATGTAGATCGATCACTGTATAAGGATCCCGGTTTCCTTGAACGTGTTCCTTACTCTGAAGCAACAGTAATGGAGTGGAACCTACCACAGAATAATCTTTTGTTGGGTCATATCACAAATGTGGATCCAGATCAGATGTCTAAGGACACTGGCGACATTGATTATAGTAAGTTTGATAATGTATTGATTGTTGGTCAGACGACAGGTGCAACCTGGACCAGTGTTAAAGCTGAGATTCATGACTCTGCCTTCACTGACAATGAAACAATTCAGGATGAATTCAACGAGATCAAGATTATTGACTTGGGTGATGAAAATCCATTTGGTTTCTATTGATAAATAATGTTGTAGATAAGATTTATTATGTACGGTAGATATCATTATCACCAGATCTTTAGAAAGTCAATCATTGCGTTTGGCACACTTTTCAATAACATTGTGATTAAGAGGAAGTCATCCTCAAGAAAAGATGGTGCTCTAGAGTCTCTTAAAGTTCCAGTCCAGTATGGTCCTTACCAGAAGTACCTGGCAATGATTGCTGCGGAGCCTACTCCTGAAAGACAATCAATGCAAATCACCCTTCCTCGGATGTCATTCGAGATCAAGGGTCTTCACTATGACCCATCGAGGAAGTTGGTTCCAACACAGATGGTTCGCTCAGTTCCTAAGAAAGGAAGTGACGCAGAAGGAAAACCAATTCAGTACGCTCAGTACCTCCCTGTTCCTTACAACCTGGACATTGAGTTGTCAATCCTGGCAAAGAACCAGGACGATGGTCTTCAGATTCTGGAACAGATTCTTCCTAACTTCCACCCTTCTTTGAATGTTTCTATTGAAGTTATTGAGGAGACTCAAGAAGAGAGAGACATCGCCGTCGTACTTAATGGTGTTGGTTACACTGACGACTATGAGGGTGATTACACACAGAGGAGAACACTCATCTGGACCCTTAATTTTACAGTGAAGACTTATCTCTTTGGACCTGTGGATGCCAACAAGGACATCAGAAAAATTCAGGTGGATTTTCGTTCCGACATTATTCGTCGTCCAGCAGAACTTCGTTATTCTCAAGAGGTTATGTCTACGGAAGAACCTCCCAAACCAAGAGACGAGATCAACCCATCAACAGATCCGTATGTTGTGGTTGAAACCTTCGAGGACATCTACTCTACGGACCAAGACTTTTTCGGGTTGTCGAATGAGTAATTATGTGGTATAATAAGTTATGAATAAGTTTTACACCTACGCCTACTTACGGAAGAACGGAACCCCTTATTACATTGGTAAGGGG